CTTCTAATCGTTTAGTCATAATCTACTTCCGTCTACGCCTTTTCTTTGGTTTATTAAAAATCTCATGTTCAGTAATAACTCGAAACCCTAATCCTTTTTCTTTGCACCAGGCACTTGCTGCCTTCCACTTAAAATGATTAATTACGGCCTGGGTTTTATCAGCCTGGGTTTTTGCCTCATTTAATGTCTGGCTTGCTGGTTTTATCTCAACCATTTCAGCATGGTTTTTTCCTGCCTTATCCTTATATACCATTAATAAATCAGGAACGTATGTTGACATTTTTCCCTTAATAGGGTGCTGATATGGTATGCGGTGAGTTTCACTTCCCCATCCTAATATTGACGGGTGATTATCACACATTCTAAAAACCGCTAGTTCCCAACCACTTCTATATCTTGGCAAACCTTTTCCTAAGTATTTATTCGGATTTTTTGGAGTGTATAGCCCTTGGATAAATTTAGGCATATTATTTAGATAATCGTGTGGTCGGATGAATCTTGGTCAACCCATTCACTTCCATTGAATATCATAGGCGTGCCTTCTGGGTCTGTCGGGGTAGTAGAGCTAGGCGCATCTTTTGCAAAATTATCCGATCTTGCTGCTCCGGGTCCTAAAGATTGTCTCTTCAACGTGCTTTCACCAAAACGTTCTTGATCATAATCTACTGAAGAGCTAGCGCCAGAACCAAACTGAAACGGAGTGCTTTCATATTGTTCGAAAAATTTATGATAATCACCATTTTTTCCGATTTCAAAATCTATTTCTCTATCAACATTATACCCTTCATAATTTAATTGAATTTGATATTCAATTAAACCACTGTCAGCATATGCCAACTTATCAGTATTGATATTAGTTATTAATGGATTATACAATGTATGGGTGCTTATATCTACAGGATTATCAGTACCACCATCAGTACTACGTTCAATTTCAAAATTTGTAATAAAATATCGGGGACCTTCCGGTGCTTTGAATCCGGGTGGGGTTTTTTCTGACGATGGTGATGTAAAACTGCTATTAAAGGCTTTAATATCATCAACAATCATAGTACCATCACCATAATAATAATTACTATAGTCTTCTAAAAATCGTTCCATCGTGCCATCAACTGTATCATATACCACGAGTGTAATAGGGGAATAGGTAACACCTGACTGTACTAATCGCTTTCTATTATATGAATTAAATGTTGCTACGTTGAAAGAATGTGCTGGCAAATCTACGCTTGCTATTCTTAAATTTTTGCCACTTACGGTCTCTTTGGTATTTAATTCCCCATTCACGCCATAATTTATCTTTAGATCGAACTGAAACTTGTGCCGAGGCACAAGTGTTTGTTTTTCAGTAGTAAGGCCAGAAATAAGGCCTTGTCCATATTTTGCTATATCTAAATTAGCTTTAGACTTTGGATCGTTTGATTTAGCCATCATCTATCCCATTTAGAAACGAGATTAAGAAGAAGAACTTAATATGTCATCACCATTAATTTCATGACTAGCATTATCGAAACGTATCGTCGCTGTAACTTGTACTGCTTCACTTGATGAATAGTTAACTTCGCCATATGTTACATTCGTTAACCAACAACCTTCCACTTCCCATGCATCTAGCACGCCACTGTTGCCTGTATCTTGACCACCGTCGAGTGTTTCGATAACCATTCCAAACTTATAAGCGTTTGCTGCCAAAGGTGCAGTCTGATCATGATGATCAACTTGTTTATTTAACTGGGCGCCTATTAATTTAACTACTTCACTATCTACATCATCACGTAGTGTAATACTAATAGTTTCCCAAGTATGTTTACCTGCTACATATATCTTAGAATTATATGTATCTAATATTACTTCCTCGTGTGATATCGTAGGTTTGTTAATACTTACCACATTTCTCGTTGCCTTAGTGCCTGTATTTGCGCCGCCTAAATTAATAAACTTAACTCGAAAACGATATGATAATTTTGGCATTAATGTTGCGCCTGATTCACCTGCAACCGGTACTCCGAAATTTGTTGTTACTGCCATTATAATTCTCCTTTAAAATCTATGTTATTTCATTATATATTGTATTTATACAAAATAGAAAGAAAAAAATAGCAGTATTAATACTGCTAT